TACAGAAAAGCTAACCCTGGATCTAAGCTCAAGACTGCGGTTACCGGCAAGGTAAAGAAGGGGAGCAAAGCGGCCAAGCGTCGTAAAGCTTTTTGCGCGAGGTCTAAGAGTTGGACCGGTGAACGAGGAAAAGCGGCCCGTCGTCGCTGGAAGTGCTGAGTGAGCGATCCCGACCAATTAACCGACCTCATCCGTATTGATCCAGAGGTCTGGTTCAGTACATTTGCCGTAATCAAGGATAAGCGGGGTAAGGATATCAAGCCTAAGCCCAACACGCTTCAGAAGCGGATGTTCGCCCATTACCGTAAATGCCAAATAGAGGACAAGCCATGCAAAATGATCATTCTAAAACCAAGGCAAAAAGGCGCGAGCACCTGCGCCCAGGCGCTTACATACCATCATATGCGAAAACACGAAAATCTAAGCGGCAGTCTGATGGGGGATATCAGCGGGACGAGCGACAAGGTTTTCGAGATATACAGAAGATACGCGGAAAATGATATGTTCCCATGGGATGAATCGGGCGGATCGATTGCCGATGGTGGATCCCTTGCTGATTTGATCAAATTGCAGAGCAAAAGTAATTACGGTAAGGAAACCGCAGGATCTAAAAATGCCGGACGGTCGGGAACGATCCAGGTTGGTAACATGACAGAGGTTGCATTCTGGCCTATGCAGGGAGAAAGAGACCCTGCACTTGGATATCTTCAATCATTATACGATGGCGATAATGTTTCTCTGGTTGTTGCTGATTCGACACCCAATGGTCCTGCCGGTTGGTTCTATCGTACCTGGGTTCAGGACAATGAATGGGCAAAAATATTTGCGGCATGGTTCGAGTTTGAGGACTCCATTATTCCTTTCAATTCTGAAGCCGAACTCCAGGATTTCAAGGATACCATGACCGAGGACGAAAAGTCCGAAATGGAAAGATTTGATGTAAACTACGAACAGTTGCATTGGCGTCGTCGTGTTCTTCAGGACAAGTGCAATGGAGATATCAGTAAATTCCGTCAGGAATATCCATCTGATCCTGAGGAATGTTTCCTCATGTCATCCCGTCCCCGTTTTCATACTGCCAATGTCGAAGCCATGATCAAAGCCTGTCCCGGTCAGCATAGCAGGATTGGTAATCTTACGGTACAGGGGGAGGGCAGAACGGCAGGATTCCAGCCTGATCGTGCGGGCATGTGGAAAATATATGATGAGCCTGAGTATGATTCCAAATATTTGATCTCTGTCGATACCTGTACAGGAGAAGATCAGCAGACTCAGGGCTTGGCCGCCGATCCTGATTATCATTCTGTCCAGGTTTGGCGGGCACCCTTTGAGGATTGGCATGGCAATTGGCATGTCCCCCGGCTGGTTGCATTGCATCATTCGCGCGTCGATATCGGAATCCTTGCCCATGAGGTGGAAGCGGCTGCCAGATTCTATGGAAGCGCATTTATCATCCCGGAAGTAAACAATTCCGGATTGGCATTATTAAAATATTTATTGGAGATGGGATTAACGGTCTATCGCCGGCGTAAATACAACGATTCCATGGGCATGGTCGAAAAGAGTTTCGGATGGTCTACCGATAAAATTACTAGGAAAACGGTAATAGACCATTTGGCGGCTGAGATTATTGAGGAAAATATTGATATTCCTGACGAGAATGTACTAAGAGAGTTCAAAACCTTTATAATTAATGATAAGGGCAAGCCTGAGGCAGCTCCTGGTCATCATGATGATCATGTCCTGGCTGCGGCGATTGCATTGTATAACATCGATAATGCGACAACCTATACCGCCCCGAAAAAGAAGAAGATCAGCAACCGTATGTTGCAGAAGAATCCGAGCCTTCTATGCCCCGATGGATTCATGCGTGTTCCTCTAGGATCGATTAAGAAGAATTACAAGCGGTTGATGCCGTAAATACCCGTATCTAGCCTTTCAGATTATGGCAGATATTCCTTATGTCCCTATTATTGATAATAGTACCTACGCTAATAAAAAGTCTTCTAAAGAAAGAAAAGAGCTTAGGTTAAGAGATCTGGGTATAGAGTCAGATTCTGAGGGGGTTTTAACCATATCTGATCCTGAAGCATTTATTTCCGGTTTAGGTTTATCAGATGCGTATGCAGAGCGTTTAATGAGCGAAGGTATTGAATTCAAAGATTTTGATGAATTCCAAAAATTTATAGACACTGCAGTTGAGTCAGGACATACGACCAAAAAGCAGGAATTTTACGACGATATCTTTTCAGAGGAGAGCAATCTAAGGAGTGATGCGGGTATTCAAAAAAGCTCAGCCGGCAGATCCGAAGAGTCAGATAAAGCCGCCGACAAAGCGTTTAATGTAAAACCAAAACCTGCAGCCCCAGCACCCGCACCAGGACAGGCTCAGGCAGCCCGCCCAACTCTAGATAGACCTGATAACGGAACTTCTGCATTTGCTCGGGCAGCTGCTCAGACTATGCCCGATTTCGTTAATAGGTTAAACGGAAACGCAAGATGGGCGAATCAAGCAAAAGCTCAGATGATGCAGGAGGCAAAACGCCGCCAGCAAAATGAGATAGCCGCTCTCAAAAAGTCTGAAAAAGCGAGAAAACGAGCCGGCGAAGTGGATGAGATCCTTAATGCTAAAAATGATCAATATCGCCAGTTGTATGCAAACTCATCGGATGATCGCTCCGTAGAGGATTGGGATGCTATGAGCCGTGATCAGAAGATCAAGCTTATCCAGAATTACAACATTAACAGATCTCTTGGAGCACCCGCCGGTGAGATAACCGGGCAGAAAATGAATGCCCTAGAATCTCCTCGCGGATCGTTGGAGGATATAGTTTATTGGGACGAGAGTAAAAAGGTTCCCGTAGTTCCAGAGACTCCGGCAAGAAATGAAGCCGGGGGACCTCAAGCAGAAGCACCTGCACCTAGTCTTAATGAAATGCGCATGGATCAGATGCGTGATTTTGCAAGAACTCCAGCATTCAGCCCCGAGGTAAAAACAACAGCTACGCAAGGTTTCGACCAGATATCTGCACCCAACGGGGTTCCGATGACGGAGCTCGAAACTTTAAATGTTTCCCCAATGGATGATGCAGCGAAGCAAGCAGCACTCCCACAAGCTTTTCAGAATCGCGGTATTCGTGAGGGCGAAGCTCCATACGATCCCGCTAGAGGTCTGACAAATTTACAGAACCCGGCACCAGCTCCAAAGCAACCCGGTATTTTAAACACCTCAGCACCGTCAATCGCACAGCCAGACAGGGGAATGTCTACGATGTTGCCCATGGATTCGGTTGATTTGATGAACCAGGTTGATGCTTACGAAAAAGCAAATCCTCCGATCCCGCCAAGCACAGCAGTAACTCCTGTAGTATCCCCCGAATCTTTTGACCCGCAGGTGAGAACACCCGGTAGTCCGGATATCGACATGGAAGGCATTCAGTCTCAGGTCAGCGCAGACACTCGTGCGGAGTTGCAAAACGACAGAAATATACGAGACATTGTCCGAAGGTTACCAAAACCTGACGGAAGGATATACGACGGAAAAGGTGGATATTCTCAGCCTGATCCGCTTCTACAGAATAAGCCAAAGAGTCAACCCGCAGCCCCAGCACCGAAGAAAGAGGAAGGTTTTCTCGATAAGTTAAAGAACTTTGACCTCTTCGATTATGTCGATGATCTACAGAGTCAGTTTAATAAACCTATCTCACCGGAGGAGTTAGCGAAGAAAAGACAGGCCCCACCGTCAATGATGAACAAATTCGAACCATTCCGTTCGAAAATGTTAAAAAAGTTCGATGATAAAATGGGCCCTATTTATGACGGGGACCCTACAGCTCTTAACAATTTATCAAAGCTTGTACCAGATATTCTTGATATGGATAATTACGAGCAGTCGCCAAATGTTATACGAGCAAAACCGACGGCTCCCCAGGCTCCAGCCCCCCAGGCTCCAGCTCCCCAGGCTCCAGCTCCAGCCCCGACCGCAAAACTCCCATCCGCAGACCCATTCGT